GTTAATCTTGCTCATACTCGCTCCTCCAGTCGCTTGACTCTCTCGCGCAGTTCTTCCAACTCTTTGACGTACCGCCAACACCGCTCACGCAGTTGCCGGATCTCGGCGCGGTACTCCGTCGTGGTGTGTACCCGGCTGTCCCATTCAGCGTCCAACGGGTCGGGCTCGTAGTGCTCGGTCATACTGTCTCCCTCTCGGTGTGACTGGTACAGATAGCGGCGGCTAGCGCGGATGCGGCTTGGATAGCCGCCGCAACTGCCGACTCTAACGCGCTAGGGTCGGTCGGCGGCTCGCACGCCAGTATCAGATTGTCGAGCGCCTCCAACGCGCGCTCGGCGGCGGTGTGTAGGTTACTCACGCTCGCCCTCCTCAACTAGCCGTGTAACGAACCAGAGCGCCTTGCGGTAGTCCTCCAGCGCCTCGCCTTTATGCCCGGCTCTTGATAGGTACTTGAGCGATGACAGGCGCAAGTATCCCTCAAATTCCTCCGGCGTACTCTTGGCTTTCATGTAGTCGATGGTCTCGATCCCGCCAACCTTGTAGTGGTCGGGGTCGATGGCATCGCCTACTGCGGGTGCGGGCGTACTATGCCCCGCGCGGTACTCGCTCAAAAGGGCGCGCAGCTCATCCGGCGAGAGGATGTTAATGGGCGGCTTGTGCATACTGTTACCCTCACATTGTTAGAGATACTCACGGCCACCGCGCCGGCACGCCCAGTTAGGCGGCGGCACGCGGCGCCAGTCCTGGCGCGCGATGGCATGCCGCCACCGGCTACCCGTTAGCCAATGTAGCCAAGTAATCATACGGCATCTCCCGCGCAGTCCCACGCGTGATAGGTATCTATCGCGTCGTCGTCGTCGTCGTCGGCGTCCCACTCTGTATAGTAAGAATCGCCCTCGCAGTCTTCGCACCAGTCCTCCCATTCCTCGGGAGTGAAGTGCTTATGCAAGCACTCGTCGCTGCAGTAGTAAGCCCTACCACCGTCGAAACAGTAGCCCTCGTTCATGCCCTTGCCGCACTCCGAACAAATGCGAGCGTACTTCTTGTGAGCCATGGTTCAGCCCTCCTCCTTGATATCGCCGAACATGTCCCGAACATCCCGCACCAAGGCGCGGCGGTTCTTCCCATATTGCCAATCCGTGCAATCGAGATACCCCGGCATCGAATACCGCGCCGCATAGTACCGCCCCGGCATCGCGCCGAAGCTCTCCGGGTCAGCCGTGCCGGTGCTGCATTCATCACACCGCAGCGTCCCGTCCTGCATCGCATCGCGCCGGTCGTTATGGTCGAATGTTGCCCACTCGTGGCTATATAGCGTCGCGCCGCACCGGGCGCATTCGGCGGTGTATAACGCGCCTTTTTGGGTTACTTGTAGCTGCATGGTCACGGTTCAGCCCTCCGCCTTGATGTCGTCGAGCATATGCTCGGCAATCTCGTGCCAGTTGACATCCTTCAGGAAGGCACGGGCGTAGTCCACGGCGAGGCCTTCTAACGAGCCGTCCTGCGTAACAACGCTATCGGCGTATTCTTCCAACAGTTGGCCGAGGCCGTAAGCGTCATCGTCGGCGACTTCGGTCGGGTACAAGTCGCGGATGTCCAGACCGTCGAATATCTCTAGCGCAACGCGCCATGTGGCGTAATTAGTCCAGCCGTTGTACTTGGTGTCGGTCGTCATGGTGTAGTGTCCTTTAGGTTAGTTAAGAGCGGGCGGCCGTGGGCGCCGCCCTTAGGATCGGATGATTAGGCGGCTTCTTCGGCGACGGCGGCGGCCGTGTCCGCGCTGTACGGCAACGCGTCATCGTGCGCCATGCGGCACGCCATGCGCGCAACGTCGGCCGTCAAGTCGTTACGCATGGGCATAACGAGCGCGAGCACGCCGATGGTGTTGTCCGTCACTACAGTCGGAAATTCGCCGCGCATGTGGATACGGATGCCGTGTTGTCCGGCTTTCTTCTTCGGCACGTTTCGCGCGATGGAGAGCGCCTCGCACGCGTCGGCGAGGTACTGAGTGTTGAGCACGGCCGGCACGTGCTCACCTACGTCCTCAGCTTTAGGGACGACGCGGCGCCACTCAGGGAAACGGCCGTCCAATGTGCGGCCGGTAACGGAACCCGTCGGCGTGCCGATAGCCACGGCCGTTTCGTCAATCGTAACAGTAACGTCGACCGTGCCCAGCGACTTGCCGCGCGCGTATTCGCCGGTAAATTGCTTCAACGCGGCGTCAATCGTTTCGTTCGGGATGATGACTGCAGGGTATACAGACTTGACGCCGCGCGCGTTGGCGGCAAACAGGCGGTGTCCATCGGTGGCGACAACCTTACCGGCGGCGGTATCCAGATAGATGCCCTTCAAGTACGCGCGCACGTCATTTTCGGCGGCGTGGGTGCGGGCGGCGCGCAGGGTGGCAAGAGAAACGGTGAGTGTGTACATGGTGGATTGTCCTTTAGTGTGTTGGATTGTACGAGATTAGGTTACAGCAAGTCAGTCGTTAAGTGCAAGACAAATGATTGCATTCACTTGCGCGAACAGAGCTAGGCCAAGCGTGGCGGCTCCCATGTATGCGCCGAAGGTGAGGATCGCGGAGCAGCAGAACAAAAGGTTGGAGAATTTCATAGCGTGTACCTCAAAGCGTAAAGTCGGCGAGAGTGGACGCGAACATAACCCCCCACACTTTACCGCCGGCGGTGATGCTGTAAACGGGTTCGGCGCGGTGGCGCAGTCCGTTGTAGGCGTTCCGAATGTGGCGGATAGCGACGAACTGGCCGGCGGCCAAATCGTCCTCACCATTTTCAGTAAACACGTGCGACTTGACGCGCGCGGTGCGGAACAGTTCGTACTTTTTCGGGTTGGTTTCAAAATCTGCATGGTCGAACATGGCGTGTACCTCAGTTGCGTTGTCGATGGGTGCAGATTAGACGCGCGCGCGTAGGGTGTCAAGCATTTTCTTACAAATCGTGTGTGGGCAATGTGGGTAATGGTGTGGGTAGTCAAATCGAGCCAAATTGCCCACACGCAAGTGCCTATAAACATAGGGCGCGGATGGGATTGTGGGCAATGTGGGTAATGGTTTTCTATATTAATTAGAAAAATGTTATTACTGTATAGACGTACAGTATGCGTAGATGTAAGGGATAACTGTAGACGCTTACGCGATGCTGTGGGTAATGCCACAATTGCCCACATTGCCCACAACCTGCCCACGCCCCCCGATTTGTGGGCAATGTGGGCAATCTGTTTTAGGTTGCCCACATTGCCCACACGCGCCACCGCAATGCGCCGCATGGCCGTTGGCTACCGATTGAAAACGCATTGCCCACATTGCCCACAACGTTGACGGCTGACGGCTGACGGCTGACGGCTGACGGCTGACGGCTGACGGCTGACGGCTGACGGCTGACGGCTGACGGCTGACGGCTGACGGCTGACGACCGCGCGGCTCGCCGCGCCCAGGCTGAATGCGAACGAGAATCATTTGCAACTAGGGGGGTGGGCCGGCCCGCGCGGTGGTTGTACCTAGTGCTATGGGGTCGTAAAAATTTTTTATTTTTTTACCCGCTAGCCCGTAAACCAAAACCTTGTGCTATTCTCGCGGCGCGATGTCTGACGTGATGCGCACGTAGCGACCGGGAGGTAGCTGAAGGGTTTCCCCGCCCACCATCTAAGGCAATCTCCGCCCCGGCACACAGGCCACACGGTTGTTGTGGATCGCGGCCTCCCGGCAGGACAATCCTGCACATCGCTTGTTTTTTACTTACGCGGTCATTACAGTCACGGCATGACGTTCAAATCGCTCCCGTTTGAGCCACGCGAGATTAAGGCGACCGAGACGCGGCTTCAGGCCATCTATGACGCGGCGGCGCTCGGGCTGAAGGGTGATAGACTTGCCTTGGCGGCGGGGATGCTGCCTACGGAATACCGTCGCTTATGCCAAATGGACCCCCTGGCCGAGATGGCCGAAGCCAAAGGCCGCGCCGATGGGGAGGTTGAAGCCGCCGTTCAGCTGCGCGAGGCGGCTAGAAATGGCGATAGCAAGGCGGCTCTCGCTATCCTTCAGCACGTGCATGGCTGGGTGGCGAAGCAGCAGGTCCAAGTGGATGTCACGCAGCAGATCAGCGTCATCGCGGCGCTGCAAGAGGCGGAGTCTCGCGTCATCAATGGCCGAGTATTGTCGCCAGCACCGGCTGCACTGACCCAAGACGCATCGCCCAGGCTTGTAAATCTGGAGCAGCACTCCGAATATGCAAACGCCGATATATAGCGCCGACGACGAGCAGCAGATTATGTCCCGACTCTGGGCGCCGGCCATCAAGGACGACCCAGAGGCGTTCGTGCTGTTTGCGTTCCCGTGGAAGCAGAAGGGGACGCCGCTTGAGCACTTTGACGGCCCGAGGCGGTGGCAGCGCAAGGTGCTGCGGGACATCGCCGCGCACATCGCCAAGAACAAGACGGCGACCAGTTATGAGGTCTTGCGCATGGCCACCGCCTCGGGGCGCGGTATCGGTAAGTCGGCCTTGGTGAGCTGGCTCATCCTATGGATGCTAGCGACCCGCATAGGCTCGACGACCATCGTGTCGGCTAACAGCGAGGCGCAGCTACGCTCGGTTACTTGGGCCGAGGTGACTAAGTGGCTGGCGCTGCTCATCAACAGCCATTGGTTTGAGGTAAGCGCGACGCGCGTGATGCCGGCCAAGTGGCTCGCGGAGATCGTCGAGCGCGACCTTAAGAAAGGCACGCGGTACTGGTCGGTCGAAGGGCGACTCTGGTCGGAGGAGAACCCCGATGCGTACGCGGGCGTACACAACCACGACGGCGTGATGGTCATCTTCGATGAGGCCAGTGGTATCCCCGACAGTATCTGGTCGGTGACGGCGGGCTTCTTTACGGAGAACACGCCGCATCGCTTTTGGATGGCCTTTAGCAACCCGCGACGCAACGAGGGATATTTCTATGAGTGCTTCAACGCGAAAAGAGAGTTCTGGACAACGCAAAACATCGACGCGCGCCAAGTCGAAGACACCGACAAAGCGGTCTACGAGCAGATCATCGCCGAGTACGGCGCCGACAGCAGCCAAGCCAAGGTCGAAGTGTATGGAGAGTTCCCCTCCGACGGAGACGACCAGTTCATCAGTCCTCGCCTGGTGGACGAAGCTATGGCAAGAGTTCGTTTCAAGGATGAAAGCGCCCCTCGGGTGATTGGCGTTGACCCCGCGCGCGGGGGCGCTGACTCGACCGTCATCGTCGTAAGGCAGGGGCGCGACATTGTTGCAATCCGGCGCCACCGAGGCGAGGACACCATGACGACCGTCGGTCGCGTTATTGACGCTATTGAGGAGTTCAACCCCGCGCTCACCGTCATCGACGAGGGCGGTTTGGGCTACGGCGTACTTGACCGGCTAAAAGAGCAGAGGTATAAGGTACGTGGGGTGAACTTTGGCTGGAAGGCCAAGAACCCGGTGATGTGGGGCAACAAGCGGGCAGAGATGTGGGGCGACATGCGGGAGTGGCTACGCTCGGCGAGCATCCCGACAGATCGGCTCCTTAAGTCGGACCTGTGCGGCCCCCACGTCAAGCCTAACTCGTCAGGTACGCTGTTCTTGGAAGGGAAGAAGGAGATGAAAGCTCGCGGCCAAGCGTCACCCGACGCAGCGGACGCGCTCGCCGTCACCTTCGCCTACCCGCTCGCTAACCGCGAGGCGCGGGACAAGCCAAGACGCATCGCCGCCGAGCGTGGAGGCAGCATGACAAGCAGCTGGATGGGAGCCTAATGGCGCGCAAAACGGTCAGTCTGTCGGTCGGTCGGGGCGAGAAGCAGCCCGTGTCTAAGGGCGCGGGCTTGACGGCCAAGGGTCGGGCTAAGTATAACCGCGCTACGGGCAGCAACTTGAAGGCTCCGGCCCCGAGTCCGAAGACTAAGGCGGACGCAGGGCGTAAGAAGTCTTTTTGCGCGCGAATGAAGGGCGTTGTAGCCAAGGCCAAAGGGCCGGCTGAACGAGCAAAGGCGTCGCTTAGACGCTGGAAGTGCAACTAATGGCCGCTAAAACGGGTTTGTACGCTAATATCCACGCCAAGCGCGAACGGATCAAGGCAGGGTCGGGGGAGAAGATGCGCAAGCCTGGCAGCAAGGGCGCGCCCACCGCCAAGGCGTTCCGTCAGTCGGCTAAAACGGCTAAAAAGAGGTAATTTTATGGCTAGAATTCCGTACAACCCGATTGGCGTGAACCCGCGCGCGCTGGTTAAGGACATGGTGGTCGGTTCGCAGGCCCAGCAGCCGATGCAGCGCCCGGCGCAGCCGATGCGCATGCCGATGCGGCGCCCGGACGTTATCCGTACGACTGTTGACTTTCGTCCCACGCCGATGAGGAAGCGTTAATGCCCCTCGTCAAGTCTGGCAGCAAGTCTGCCTTCCGCACGAATGTCAAGGCCGAAATGAAGGCCGGCAAGCCGCAGAAGCAGGCCGTGGCGATTGCGTATTCCGTCAAGCGTAAGGCTCAAGGTAAGAAGCGCAAATAATGGCTAAAGACCCCACAGGGCTGCGCGGCGCGGCACGCGTCGCTAACACGCCCACCGACCGAGGCAAAGCCTCGCGCGATCCGGCGGACGTGCTGGCAACCGCCCGTTCCCGTTTCACGATGGCGCTGGCGGCGTACTCCGACAGTCGTGAGGACGAGCTGGACGACCTGCGCTTCATGGCAGGCTCGCCCGACAACCAGTGGCAGTGGCCGCAGGACGTGCTCGCGCAGCGCGGGTCGGTGCAGGGGCAGACGCTCAACGCGCGCCCGTGCCTTACAATCAACAAGCTGCCGCTGCACGTACGGCAGGTAACGAACGATCAGCGTCAGAACCGGCCGGCCGGCAAGGTCATCCCGGTTGATGACAAGGCGGACATTGAGGTCGCGGAGATTTTTGACGGAATTGTCCGTCACATTGAGTATATTTCCGATGCGGATGTCGCCTACGACACCGCGTGCGACAACCAGGTCACGTACGGCGAAGGGTATTTCCGCATTTTGACGGAATACTGCGACGAGAACACGTTTGACCAAGATCTTCGTATCGGTCGCATCCGAAATAGCTTCAGTGTGTTTATGGACCCGACCATCCAAGACCCTTGCGGGGCGGATGCGGAGTGGTGCTTCATTACCGAAGACATCCAGAAGTCGGATTTTGAGCGCATGTACCCCAATGCAGAGCCGATTTCAACGGTTATGCAGCGCGGTGTCGGCGACCAGGCGCTGTCGCAGTGGATCAACCAGAATACTGTCCGTATTGCTGAGTATTTCTACAAAGAGCACAGCCGAGAAACGCTGAACCTGTACGCCGGCAACCAAACGGCGTACGCGGGTTCGCCCGAGGCGCGTGAGCTTGAGATGCTGGGCCTCCAGCCCATCCGCAAGCGCGAAGTTGACGTTAAGCGCGTTAAGTGGCTGAAAACCAACGGCTACGAGATTCTGGAATCGTCCGAATGGCCGGGTAGGTGGATTCCTGTAATCCGCGTGATCGGCAACGAGTTTGAAGTAGACGGCCGTATGTACGTGTCGGGCCTTGTGCGTAACGCCAAGGACGCCCAGCGCATGTACAACTACTGGGTGTCCCAAGAAGCCGAGATGCTGGCTTTGGCCCCCAAGGCGCCGTTTATTGGCTATGGTGGCCAGTTTGAAGGCTACGAAACCCAATGGAAGACGGCCAACACGACCAACTGGCCGTACCTAGAAGTTAACCCCGACGTGACAGACGGGCAGGGAAACATCCTGCCGCTGCCACAACGCGCACCTCCGCCGCTCGCCCAGACGGGCTTGATTCAGGCGAAAATGGGCGCTGCCGACGACATCAAGGCCTCTACCGGCCAGTATGATGCAAGTCTCGGCATGCGCTCCAACGAGCGCACCGGTCGGGCCATCTTGGCGCGTGAACGGCAAGGCGACACAGGCACATACCACTTTGTAGACAACCTCGCTCGTGCTATCCGCTATGGGACGCGCCAACTCGTTGATTTGATTCCGAAGATTTACGACACCCAGCGCATCGCGCGCATCATCGGCTTGGACGGCGAGACATCGACCGCCCGTATAGACCCGATGCAGGCCGAACCGGTGCGTCGCATCGTGGACGAGACGGGCGTGGTGATTGAGAAAATCTACAACCCGTCGGTGGGCAAGTACGACGTGGCGGTCACGACCGGCCCGTCTTACGCGACCAAGCGGCAGGAAGCCATGGACGCCATGGGGCAGATTTTGCAGGCTAACCCGCAGCTTTGGTCGGTTGCCGGCGATCTGTTCGTCAAGAACATGGACTGGCCGGGCGCTCAGGAAATTAGCAAGCGGCTTCAGAAGATGATTGATCCGAAGCTGCTGGCGGACGAGGAAGACCCGGCGTTGCAGGCTGCCAACATGCAGATGCAAACGATGGCGCAAGAGATGGAAATGATGCACTCAATGCTGCAGCAGGTGCAGCAGTCCATGGACGCCCGCGAGGTGCAGGTCAAGGAGTTTGAGGCTCAAATCAAGGCGTACCAAGCTGAAACCGACCGTATCAAGAGCGTTGAAAGCGGCTTGAACGACCAACAGGTTCAAGACATTATCATGGGTACGCTGGCGGGCATGCTGTCTACGGGCGAGCTTGTGCCGCCGTCTGCCGAGCGCGTTACGCCCCAGATGGAACCGGCGGCTATGCCGCCAGAAGGTATGCAATGAAAGCCGCTGACTTTGTAGGCAATTTGTTTCTGGCGCGGGATGTCGCTCATTCGGTTCATCTGAATACGCGCAGCTACGCCAAGCATGTAGCCCTTCAGGCATTTTATGAGGGCATCGTAGGGCTGGCGGACGACTTTGCCGAAGCCTATCAAGGCCGGCACGCGCTGATTGGCGCCATCACGCTTCAATCGGCCAAGAAAAACGCCAATATCATCGAATTTCTGCAAGAATCGCTGGCCGAGATTGAGGCCAACCGCTATAAATTTTGTGACGAGAGCGATACGGCCATCCAGAACATCATTGATGAAATAGTTGCGCTGTATCTTTCTACGCTTTATAAACTGCGCTTCTTAGCGTGAGGGTAGAACATGGAACTTCTTAATCCGATGGCCGATGCCGTATACCCCGGTCGTACGGTAGCGTACACGGGCACCGCAGGCTCTACGGCGACTTGGCAGTCCGGCCCGCAGGGCGTAGTGGTATGGTGTACGTCAGCCGCGTACGTGGTCGTGGGGGAAGGCGTGACGGCAACGACTTCCAGCACTCCGATCCCGGCCAACACGCCAATTCCGTTTATTGTGCCGCAAGGCACTGGCGCGCCCTGGCGAGTGAGTGCCATTCGCGTAACGGCTGACGGCGACTTGTACGCCAAGCCCATCAACATCCGATGAGCTTCGGAGTTGGTTTGCGAAATGCGGTCGGGCTAGGGCTTGGCGGCATTGCTTCGTTTTTGACGGGCTACGCAAGCGACGTGATATTTGGCAATCTGGAAACCGAAACCGGCGAAAACTTGGTGCAAGAGAACGGCGGCTTGCTGCTGCTGGAGTGATGAATGGCAATCATTAAAATTTCTGAACTGCCTGCCGCTGTTGAGCCTATTTCTGGGGCCAGCGTGTTGCCTATCGTTGATGGAAACAACATCACGGTAAAAGCAACCATTGACCAGATTCGCCAATTTGTCAGCATTTTAGATTTTGGAGCCGATTCAACCGGCGTAACGGATTGCACAGCGGCGCTGCAAGCGGCTGTTGCTTCGGGCGCAAAGTCAATTTATTTTCCAAAAGGTAACTACATTGTTACCGATACCTACACTATTAGCCTCATTAACGATCTTGAGATTTATGGTGAGGGCGTTATTACTTACTCTGGTGACGCACTTGCCAACAACATCTGGACGTTTGTTTGTGGCGGCTACAATTTTATCCTTTCTGGCTTGACCTTTATTGGATCAAACTTGGCGGCTGGCGGCGTGTATGTAAGAAACACTACGCCAATGACAAGCAATCTGCCAAACGCAACAGTCAAAGGTTGCGTATTCAAAAACTTCAGAATGCTTGCCGTCACCGACCGCAATTTTGGCTTGTTGGTTGCGGGGTCTTTCAATACCGTTTACATAGCGGAAAACCGAATAGAAAACATTACCCGCGCCGCAGGTACTGGAATAGTCAGCATTTCCGGCACCACCGGAATTGGCGCGTCCGTTGTCAATCTTGGTGGGGGCGAACTTCGATGGATTTATCAATGTATCCATACCGGAAATTCAATCAGTAACATTTCTGGCGGCGATGCTGCGGGGTCTGCTGCGAACTTTGACTATGACGGAATCGTTTTTGCTTCTCCCAACCCGTCAAACTTTCCTAGCGCAGACGGATCACACAAAGTGTTTCCGCCATCGCTGTTTATTTCTAGCGGAAATACGTACACCAACTGCCGTGGTCGAGCCATCAAGGTTCAAGGCATTGCTAACATCAACGATGAAAAAATTATTCGTAATGATGGGTATTGCCTTTCTGGTGGTAGCGTAGAAATTGACTTGCAGTATGGCGTTGGAACTATCAACGACATCACGTTTATGTATTACGACTATTTAAGTGGCGGTGTTGCAACATCTCCGCTCAACGGTAGCGTTACCCTAACGTCGGTCTATCAAGGCGCTTATTACGACGAAAAATCAACAGGTGCAATAGTCGATGGATTGACGGTTTATAACGAAATTAAATCTGGCATTGCAAATGCCGACATAAATTTAATAATGTCCGCCACGCTTGGCTATAACGACACGATTGACCGGCCTTTGGTTTCATTGTCAAACGTAATAGTTAATCGTAATGGCGTACTTGGCATCGTTTCTAGCGATTTTCCCCCGTCAAACGTCGGCTTTTTGTCGCTTAACAACATTTCGGTCGCAAAAATTACTCAAGCTGCGATGCTTGTCGCAAATACCAACGCTGGCCGCATTCTTAATGCTACAAACATCATTAACCTTGACGGCGTAAAAACCCCGGCTAACGCCAAACCGTTTTTCCGTGCAGCAGGAACGTACGCCGACGCGGGGTGGGGTGGTATTGTTAACGGATTCAACATTCGCGGATTTGAACTTAATTACGTTGGCTCTACACAATCGACGCGTCAAACTCCAATGCTGGTGGACGGCGCGCTTACTGGTGCCGAAAATCATGGCGCGCTGTCGGTGCAATCTGTTGCAATCGCTGATGACGGAACGCACGCATTTGATCGTCGCGGCGTAACTGCAAACCGACTGTTAGTTGCTATTAGCGTTAATTATGACTCAGCTTCTCAAGCTATTTTGGCTTGCGGCGATGATGACGTTTATGTGATTGCTGCAAGAACGCCTAATGATTTTGAAGCGTCTACGACTGGATCAAATCCCGATATTGACGGAAAAATTAACGTTTGGTTTGTGGATAATAAACTTCGCATTAAAAATAGACTTGGCAGCAGTCGTACTTTTACGCTTTCATTTTTAGGTTGAGTACCCTAAGAGGTTATCATGGCTGACAAAAAGATTTCCCAACTTACCGCCGCCTCTACCCCGCTTGCGGGTACTGAGGTACTACCTATTGTTCAAAGCGGCAGCACCGTTAAGGTCGCATCTGATGACCTGACGGTCAAGAACGTGCGATCGAATGCGACGACCGGCATCCTGCAGGTCGCAGGCCCCGGCGCTGGCACGACCCGCGTTATGACTACCCCTGACGCTAACTTCACAGCGGCCCGCACCGACGCAGCGCAAAACTTCGCAGGCAACAACACGTTCGACACCAATGTACTTGCCATCGACGCAGCCAACAACCGGGTCGGTATCAACACCACCACCCCGGGCTTTCCCTTGGATGTCGCCGGCACCGCATCTGCACAGCGATCCCGCACTCTAGCTGGAGCTGCGGATGATTCGAGGGTGGAAATCGTCGCGCCGAATGACACCAAATCGCCGTTGGTTGCTTTTGCCGTTTCCGGCGTCCGCAATTCCGGCATCATCGGATTCCCGCCGGGTGATGATGCGTTTGTTTATCGGCGTCAGGCGAGCAGTTTCTCCGATGGCACCGAAGCCTTCCGCATCACGGTTGCCGGAAATGTCGTCGCAGGCGCATCTGCCGCCCTTGCTACGACCGCGACCAACGGCTTCTTGTATGTCCCGACCTGCGCGGGTACGCCTACGGGTACGCCGACCGCTATCACGGGCATGGCACCCATCGTCGTCGACACCACAAACAACAAACTTTACTTCTACAGCACCGGCGTATGGCGCGATGCTGGGCCGTAATAAGTATTGACTCTTTTACGCAACAGCGTACGATTTATCCGTACTGGTGCGGTTCACCAGGGATTCTGAAGGAATCAAAATGTCTGAAAACGAAGTTGTAGCGGAACAAGTACCCGCGCCGGAACCGGAAGCTACGGCAGCACCGGAACCCGAAGTTGTTGCTCAAGAGGCAACCCCGCCGGAGGAAAAGCCTGCCAAGACGTTCTCCCAAGAGGAGCTCGACGCGCTGGTAGGTAAACGACTTGCACGGGAACGTCGCAAGTGGGAACGAGAGCAAGCGTTGAAAGTGCCTGAGCCGATGGCCCAGACGCCTGCCGCGCTGCCTGACCGGGACATCGACCCCGACGCTTATACGGAAGCCCTTGCGGCCCGTAAGGCGGAGGAATTGCTGGCCCAGCGTGAGGCGGATCGGCAGCAGCGCGAGCTGTTGACGGCCTATAAGGAACGTGAGGAAGCGGCCTTTGACAAGTACGACGACTTTGAGCAAGTCGTGTACAACAGGGCGTTGCCAATCACGAACGTGATGGCCGAGACGATTCAGGCTTCGGATGTTGGCCCCGACGTAGCGTACTACTTGGGCTCCAACCCCCGCGAGGCTGAACGTATTTCCCGTTTGTCGCCATACCTGCAAGCCAAGGAGATTGGTAAGATTGAGGTCAAGTTGACCGACAATCCGCCGGTCAAAAAGACAACTAATGCGCCCCCGCCGATTAAGCCTGTGACGGCTAAAACCGTCGGCGCACCGGCCCGAGACACGACTGACCCCCGCTCCGTCAAGGACATGAGCACGTCAGAGTGGATTGAAGCCGAGCGTCTGCGACAGATTAAACAGTGGGAAGCCCGACGTAACCGCTAACTTCTTTTTTGGAGATTTACTGTGTCTAATACGCTGCTTACTATTGACATGATCACCCGGAAGGCTCTCGAAATCCTTGAGAACAACCTGGTGATCACCCGCAACGTGAACCGTCAGTACGACGACAGCTTCGCTGTCGAAGGTGCCAAGATCGGTTCGACCCTCCGCATCCGTCTGCCGGATCGCGCCCTTGTGACCGACGGCGCCGCGCTTCAGGTGCAGGACGACAACGAGCAGTTCACCACGCTCACCGTCGCCTCGCAGAAGCACATTGGCGTCAACTTCACCAGCGCCGAAATGGCCCTCCAGTTGGACGACTTCGCCGAGCGCGTGCTTAAGCCGCGTATCAGCCAGCTCGCTTCCAGCATCGACGCCGATGTGGCCAACAGCTTCAAGAAGGTCTATCAGTCGGTCGGTACGCCTGGCGTCACCCCCGGCACCTCGCTGGTTCTTTTGCAGGCCCAGCAGAAGCTGAACGAAGCCGCCGCCGGCATGGCTCCGCGCTACGCGACCGTCAACCCGGCCGCCAACGCTGGCCTCGTCGAAGGCATGAAGGGCTTGTTCAACCCGGTGGACTCCATCAGCCGCCAGTTCAAGAACGGCATGATGGGTGAAGGCGTCCTCGGCTACGACGAAATCAACATGTCGCAGTCGATCAAGCAGCACACCAACGGCTCGGCCTCGCGTTCGGACACCCCGATTGTGAAGACCACGCTCGTCAACGGTGCGACCAAGCTGACGCTCGACAACGTGACCGACGGCCTCACCCTCGTCCCCGGCGACGTGTTCACCATCGCTGGCGTGTTTGCGGTCAACCCGCAGACCCGCGAGTCCACCGGTTCGCTGCAGCAGTTCGTTGTGCAGAACACCGTCACCTCGGCTGCTACCGAGTTCGTGGACGTGGAGTTCCTGCCGGCGGTCTACGGCCCGACGCACGCCCTCGCCACGGTCAGCAAGCTGCCGGCCGCTAGCGATGTCGTGACCTACGTGGGTGCCGCTAGCGGCCAGTACGCTCAGAACTTGGTGTACCACAAGGACGCGATTACGTTTGCCACCGCCGACCTCCTGCTCCCGCAGGGCGTTGACATGGCGTCGCGTCAGGTCCACAACGGCATCTCCATGCGCGTTGTCCGTCAGTACGACATCAACAACGACCGTATGCCCTGCCGTATCGACGTGCTGTATGGCTACTCGGTGATCCGTCCGCAGATGGCCTGCCGCATCTGGGGCTAATTCTTAACCTTATTCACGGAGTAACTAAAAATGGCAATTCCTAACGGTACTAGTGGCTACCAGGTTGGTGCTGGTAATGTCGGCGAACCGCTGATCTTCCCGCAGGGCGCCCCCACGGCGCTCACGGCGGGTGCGACTGCGACGCCGGCTGAGCTGGCGAACGGTCTTTTCACCTTCAACGGCACGGCGGGCAACCTTGTCCTTCCGACCGTTGCTCTTTGGGAGGCGGCCTACTCGTCCGCTGAGAAGGTGGACGCGGCGTTCGACTTCTTTGTCATCAACATCGACGCGGCCGGTTCGGATGCGATTACGGTGGCGGTTGGCACGGGCTGGACGCTTGTGGGCGCGGGCGCGGTTTCGGCGGGTACGTCGGGCCACTTCCGTTGCCGCAAGACCGGCGACAATGCCTGGACTGTCTACCGCATTTCGTAATGGCAAACGCCCCCTACGGGTGATACCGTAGGGGGCACTGCTCACAGGAGTATTTTGTATGCCTAATACTAAGGCGGTTGGCGTTGCGTTTTCGGACCCCGAGCTGGACGGCGCGGTAATTGGGTCGGCAGGCGGTACGGTCGGATTTTTCGGCACGACGCCGGTTTCCGAAGGTGCGGCTCTTACGGCCCAGCTTACGACGATTACGTCCACGCCCCCGTCTCCGGCCGACTTTGCGATTCAGGATTTGACTCAGACGACCCCGTTTGGCTTTGTTACTAAGAACGAAGGCAACACGGTGTTGGCTGTGGTTGCAAACCTCCAGACTCGCGTTGCTCAGTTGGAGTCGCGGTTTCAGGCTTACGGGCTTCTGCCGTAACTATGAACATATATCTTCGCCATCCCGTGCATGGGCTAAAGATAGCCATTTCCGATTTGGAAGCGGCTATGGACTACGAGCACGGGTGGGAAGAATATGACCCAATGGAACCGGCGGCGCAGGAGGAAGACCCTGCTGCGTCGCCGGAACCTATGCCGGTCGTTAACGAGCTAAAGGCGCGTCGAAAGCGGAAGGAGTAGGTCATGGCGACAGCGGGCGATCAAATCAACGGGGCGCTGCGTCTGCTGGGCATCTTGGCTGAGGGCGAAACGCCGTCGGCTTCGATGGCACAGGACGCACTTTCGGCGTTCGATCAGATGGTGGATAGCTGGAACACCGAGCGCCTCGCCGTGTTCTGCACCCAAGACCAGACTTACATGTGGCCTGCCGGCGAGCGTATTCAGACGCTTGGCCCGTCGGGCGATTTTCTTTATTTGCTTGGCACTCAAAGCGAAGTGCCGATTACCACGCAAGACGATGACTACATTTCCGTCGAAGACGGGAACAATGTGGCGCAGCGTCCGATTTTGCTTGATGACTCGACTTTTTTCCGCGACCCGTCTACGAACGTGTCGTACGGCATCAAGTTCATCAACCAGCTGCAGTACAACAACATTGCAGTCAAGACCGTGCAGAGCACCTATCCGCAGGTGATGTTCGTCAACAATACGTTTCCAAACATCTCCATGTCGGTCTATCCGGTGCCAAATCGGGTGCTGGAGTTCCACTTTATTTCGGTGCAGCGGCTGTTGGACCCCGCGTCGCTCAGTACGGAAATCCTCATGCCGCCGGGCTACTTGCGGGCGTTCCGGTATAACTTGGCGCTGGAACTGGCGCCGGAGTTTGGCGTTGAGCCGGCGCCGGACGTGCGCCGCGTTGCGATGTACAGCAAGCGTAACCTCAAGCGCATCAACAACCCCAACAACGTTATGGCGATGCCGTACAGCATCATCGCCCGTCGCAATCGGTACAACATCTACGCCGGTAACTTTTAATGAAGACGCCGATCCTGGGCTCGTCTTACGTTGCGCGCAGCGTAAACGCCGCCGATGCTCGGATGGTGAACCTCTACCCCGAGGTCATCCCCGAGGCCGGCAAGGAGCCTGCGTACCTTCAGCGTTGCCCTGGTATGCGGCGGTTTATGCAAGTCGGCAGCGGCCCTATTCGTGGGCTGTACCCGCTTAGCGGCTCGCTGTTTGTCGCATCGGGTCAAGAGTTTTACAAGGTTGACGAGAACCTTAACGTTACTAAGCTGGGCGACATCGCGGGTAACGACGCCGTGTCTATGGCGGACAACGGCGTCCAGATATTTGTAGCCTGTAACCCGAACGGATACATCTACAACAACAACACCAACGTGTTCCAAGAGATTACCGACCCTGACTTCCCCGGCGCAGTCACGGTCGGCTACTTGGACGGGTATTTCGTATTTAACGAGCCGAACAGCCAGCGTATATGGGTGACGGCGCTGCTTGATGGCCTGTCGGTTGATCCGCTTGACTTCGCGTCAGCCGAAGGTTCGCCGGACGGCTTGGTATCCATCATCATAGACCACCGCGAAGCGTGGCTGTTTGGCACCAACTCCATTGAGGTCTGGTACAACTCGGGCGACCCCGACTTCCCGTTGACGCGCATCCAAGGCGCATACAACGAAATCGGGTGCCTTGCGCCGTATTCGGTTGCAAAACTGGATAACAGTGTGTTTTGGTTGGGGTCAGACGCCCGTGGACAGGGTGTTGTATACCGCGCACAAGGCTATCAAGGCGTGCGCGTTTCGACCCATGCGGTCGAGTTCGCCATCCAAAACTACACTGATTTGTCTGACGCCATCGCGTATACGTATCAGCAAGACGGCCACGCGTTCTACGTGCTGATTTTCCCGACGGCCAACACCACTTGGGTGTATGACGCCGCGACCGGCGCTTGGCATGAACGCGCAGCGTTTGAGAAAGGTCAATTCCGTCGCCATCGATCAAACTGTCATGCCCGTTTTAAGGGCAAGCCGATTTTGGGGGATTTCCAAGATGGCCGTCTCTACGAGTTTGACCTGCGGTATTTCCGCGATGACACGCAGTTGCAGAAATGGCTGCGGACATGGCGCGCGCTGCCGACCGGCCAGAACAACCTAACCCGTACCATCCACCACCAGTTGCAGCTTGACTGCCAGACGGGCGTGGGCGGGCTATACGACGACCCCGGCTTCCTTGAGCAACAAGCGCCTGGGTACATCTTGCAGCAAGACCTTGGCAACATCGTTGTCGAGGGCGAGCCGGAGAACAGCGTCGTTAATCCGCAGGTCATGCTGCGCTGGTCGGACGATGGCGGGCACACTTGGAGCTACGAGCGGTGGGAGTCGCTTGGGCCGATTGGCGCAACGCAGACCCGTGTTATCTGGCGTCGGCTTGGCGCAACCCTCAAGTCGCGCGATCGCGTGTACGAAGTATCTGCCGCCGACCCTATGGTGACGGCAATCATGGGCGCTGAACTCAGGATAGCCGGAACCAGTGCCTAATATCACTAACATTCCGGCGCCTCGCGTACCGTTCATTGACGAGCGGACGGGCCTCATTTCGCGCGAATGGTTTAGGTTTCTAAACAACCAGTTCACGCTGACAGGCGCAGGCACGACGCAGATTACGACGGCTGACCTTGAGTTGACCCCGGCATTGGCGGCTACGGTAGAAGACACCGTGCCGGTGCTGGAGTCGGAGATACAGGCGCTTAAACTGATGCCCCGCTATCCCGAACCCAACGTAGTAAATTTTGGGTCGTTTTTTTCAACCCAGACTCAAGCGGCGACCGTTATCAATACGGCTAAAGCCATTACTTACAACAACGCCGACACGGCGTATGGCGTCTACCGTGATCCGGCGGATAGCAGCAAAATCAAAGTTGCGCGGCCTGCCGTCTACAACGTGCAGTTCTCTATTCAGGTGGACAAGACTTCAGGCGGTAGCGGCAGGTTTTACATTTGGCCCGCCATCAACGGCACGGCGGTCGCCAATTCTGGGTCGTTGATTCAGATTCAGGGCAACGACGCCGAAATCTTCTCGGCTGCAAACTTTTTCTTGCCGCTATCCAACGGCGACTATTTTCAGTTATATTTTTCGGTGGACAGCCTTGACGTGCAGCTTCAGACGTTTGCGGCGGCTGCCCCCGTGCCGGCGATTCCATCCATCATATTGACCGTTATGCAGGTGTACGTATGAGCGTATTTCTTTCTCCTTTTGCCGGTGTCGGGGCACAGTTTTTCGACAACAACGGCAATATCCTGTCGGGCGGCAAGCTCTACACGTATGCAGCGGGCACCACGACCCCGCAGGCGACCTATACGTCGTCTTCTGGAGCTGCCCCTAATACCAACCCCATCGTCCTTAACGCCGCCGGTAGGACCGCTAATGCGGTCTGGCTGACGCAGGGTGCGTCATACAAGTTCGTTCTTCAGACCTCGGCGAACGTCACGATTGGCACGTACGACGACGTGTCGGGTGTTAACGACTTCAGCGTGCAGGGCATTGAGTGGGCGGACATCGCCGGTACGCCCGACACGCTGTCGGGTTACGGCATCACGGACGCCTACACCAAAACGGCCTCGGACGCCAAGTTTGCGCCGATTGCCAGCCCGACGTTTACGGGCACGGTTCTCATTCCCGATAACGCGCCGTCTAACACAAACTATGAGGCAGGCTATCGAGATGCGCCGCAGAACAGCAAAACGACGGGCTATACGCTGATTGCATCGGATGCTGGTAAGTCAATTTTGATGAACGGCACCAGCGTTACGCTCACAATCCCGGCTAACTCGTCAGTTCCGTTCCCGGTCGGCACGGTCATAATTTTTATTAATGTCAACGCGACTAACCTTTCGATTGCGATTACCTCAGACACGTTGACGTTGGCTAACAGCACGACGACCGGCACCCGAACGCTTGCCCGTAATGGCGTAGCAACTTGTATTAAGATTGCCGGTACGTCTTGGCTTATCAGCGGAGCAGGATTGACCTGATGGGCGGCGCGACCCTCGCAGCGTTCTTTAACGGCAGTGCCGGTGGCGCTGGCGCGGGCGTCTATGACGCGAGCGAACCCGGCTCTGGATCGGTGACGATTCCGGCTGGCGCAACAGGCGCGACGATTGAAGTTTGGGGCGCGGGCGGCGGCGGCGGTAGCGGCGGCACGTATTTCATCGCGCCTGGAGAGCCGGACATTTACGAAGGCGGCGGTGGCGGTGGCGGCGGGTATTCCAAAACGGTGCTTGTCCTTGGCGTTGGCGACCCCCTAAAAACAATCAATTTCACCGTTGGCACCGGAGGCGCTGGGGGCAGCGGTGGCCCGGCCACGGCGGGGACGTTCTCAAACGTCTACAGTGGCACCTACACAATTACGACCATGACGGCAAATGGTGGTCTGCAAGGCACTTCCACGCCGTCGTATACCCAAGGCGCGGGTGGTACGGCCTCTGGCGGTAATACGGTGCCAGGGACGACTGGCAACGGCGGAGCTCTGTTCACTAACGCCGGGGCAACAGGCATAGTTGGCGATAACAGTTTGACAGCCGGATATGGCGGCAACGGCGGTTTTGCCGAAGGCGAAAACGGTGGGAATGGCCGCGTTCGTATGGTCTTTACGTTCTAAGGTGACACATGGCAGTTAACGTACGAGTTTTAATTCCGGCCAAGATTGCGGAGTCTAGCCAGACGACGCAGTACAGCGCCTCGGGCGTGTCGGCCATCATCGACAAGTTTACGGCGACTAACTACGACACGTCGGCTCGGACCATTTCGGTCAACCTTGTGACGCAGTTTGATAACGCCGGCAACCAGAACCTAATCATTAAAAGCAAAACCCTGCTGCCCTCGGAGACGTACACGTTCCCCGAAATCGTCGGCCACGTGCTTGCTCCTGGCGGGTCAATTTCCACGATCGCGTCAGCGGCCACGGCCATCAACATCCGCGCTTCGGGTCGGGAGATTTCGTGATTGTCCGCAGCGCCATCGCCGAGGACTTGCCGCGTTACCTGCCGCTTGCGCAGGCGTTTCACGCGGCGTCCCCGATGCACGGCGTCATCCCGTTTGACGCGGATGGGTATTCAGACTTTTACTTACGCGCCATCCACGATCCGTCGGTTGGCGTCTGGTTGGCTGAAGACGATAGCAAGATTATTGGAATCGCCGGCGCATTGCTTTACCCTATGTACTTCAGCCCTTCCAGTATGGTAGTGCAGGAGTTGTGGTGGTGGCTGACCCCCCAAGTACGGGGTAAGGGCGCCGGTAAAGCCATGTACGATATGATTGAATCGTGGGCAATCGCAAACAATGCAACAGCACTTTTTATGATTGCCCTTGAAGATGACCGCGTAGGCAAGATGGCTAATCTGTATACGCGGAAAGGGTTTCGTCCTATGGAACGTACGTTTATAAGAGAGGTGGCGTAATGGCCATTGGAACCGCAGCAGCAATTATCGGCAGCGCCGCAATCGGTGCCGCCGCCTCGTCGCGGGGGGCTAGCAAGGCCGCCAGAGCGCAGCAGCAGGCCGCCGATCAGGCTGCCCAAGTCCAGCGCGAAACGTTTGAGCGGCAGGTTGAGCTACAGGAGCCGTTCCGGCAAGCCGGCATTACGTCGCAGAACGAAATGCTGCGGTTGCTAGGTCTTGGCGGCGACGCCGCTTCGGCCGGGTACGGCTCGCTAGGGCGGCCGTTTAGCGCCGCCGACATGCAAACGGACCCCGGCTACGCGTTCCGTCTGGCGGAAGGCGAGAAGGCGCTAGAGCGCATGCAGGCCGCGCGCGGTCAGTACCTTGGCGGCGGAGCAATCCGTGCCGGTGCGCGCTACGGTCAGGAGATGGGTTCGCAGGAGTACATGAACGCCTTTAACCGCGCCCAAGCGTTGCTCGGCAACCGCCTCGGCGTCCTCGGCAGCCTCTACGGCGCGGGGCAAGCGGCTACGCAGCAGGTTGGTCAACAGGCTGGTCAGTTGGGCTCCAATCTCGGCAACTTGCTGATGCAGAGCGGTCAGGCTCGCGCGTCGGGCTATCTTGGTCAAGCTAATGCGCTGAGCCAAGCCCTTGGCCAAGGTGCGATGGGCTACGGGCTCTACAAGGGTGGCTACTTTAACCCGCCGCCGGCTGGCCCAGGAGGACCGTAATCATGGCAGTCATCGGTGCAACCCAACTGGAGCCGGTCAACATCCTCGGCTCGTATGTGCAGGGGCTTGAGGCCGGTCGTGGCGTCCGCGCCCAGCGCCTTAAGGAGCAGCAAGAACTGGCGGCCGCGCAGCGGGAGTTGGAGTTCCGTAACTACCTGTCTTCCGCCGATCTGAGCACGCCCGAAGCGCAGAACCAGCTTTTGCGCTTTGGCAAGCCTGGTGCCGAGCTCGCCGCATCTATGGCGGACCTTGCGAGCAAGCGCGCTACGACAGCAAAGACCGGGCTTGAAGCCAATAAGATTACATCGGAAATGGCCGACGAAAATTATGGCCGGTTTCAGAAAATGCTTGGCGACTTCGCGTATGGCGACGCGCCGCCCACCAAGGCGCAGGTAATTGATCAAGTAGACTTTATGATTGCGCAGGGCAGCCTTGCGCCGCAGTTCCGCGGCTATGCCGACCGCACGTTGTCGGCTGATCCTGCAACATTGCAACAGCAGTTGCGCGGACAGTTCCTGTCGCAGATTCCGCCGGCCGAACGCGCCAAACTGTTCGTGCCGCGTTCGGCCGAAGTGTTTGCGCAGGATTTGGCCGAGCGCGCGGTTGGCGCCCCCCGTACTGTGGTTACTACCACTAGTGTTCAAGAACGTGCTGAAGCGGGTAAGTTTGGCGAAGGCTTGGTGGCGGAATTTAACACCATCCGCGAGCGCGCTGAATCGGGCCGCCGCTTCTTGCCAACCCTTGACCAAGCCCAGCGTGCGCTGAATGAAGGATTGCGCACCGGCTTCGGTGCCGATGCCATCCGTCAAGGCGCGCGAGTCCTCGCGGCGCTTGGCGAACCCGAAGCCGAAGCTAAAGCCGCTAACGCCGAATTGTTTTTGGCCGCCGGTAAAGAAAACGTGTTGCGTCGGCAGATTGAACAAAAAGGTACGCAAACCGCGTCTGACGCTGATCGTATTGAGCAAACTTTTATTGACTTGGGTAAAACGCCTAAAGCTAACCAATTTATGCTGGATGTGGCCCGCGAACAGATTAACCGTGACAACGAGCAGCAGCGTTTCTACTCCCGGTGGCGGCGTGAGACGGGCTCGTTTGACGGCGCCGAGGAAGCGTGGCTTGATGCCGAAGGCGGACGATCAATCTTTGACCGGCCTGCCCTTAAGAAATACGCGACGCCGGGTAAGGCTGCGCCACCGGTGCCTGCTGGCTTTGTTCCTGACCGACCGGGGCGTTAACCATGCCTTATCAAACGGCAACTAATCCCAAAACGGGCGAAAAGGTCGTACTGGTTGGAGACGAATGGAAGCCCTACACTCAAACTGCTACAGGACCAAAAGGCGCTAAAGCCTATCTGGTAGGTAGCGAGTGGGTGACAGAATCGCAAGCGCCGTTGTCCTATCCTGAGCGCGTTGCAGGCGGCGTTGTAGACTTTGCCCGCGAAGTAGTTAACCCTACAGTTGGACCATACGCTACCGCCGCCGCCGCTGGCGCGGCGTTAGGCGCGCCGTTTGCTGGCGTAGGTGCAGTGCCCGGCGCGGCGTTTGGTGTTGCGGCCCTTACTACTGGCGACATCGCTGCGTCAATGTACAACGTCGGGCGAGGCGTGGTGGGGCTTGACCCCGTGCGCACGCCGTCGCAGGTAATCCGCGACTTGTACCCCGAAGGCATCATGGGCGCACCCACAGGAGAGTTTACAGACGTGCTGCGCACGGGCGCCGAGTTTGCCGTCCCCGCGCAAGCTACGGCGCGTGCCGCAACAACTCTGGCCGAGCGCGTTCCTACGGGCACCACGCAACGCGTCGTCACTGAGCTTGGCCGTGCGCCAGGACAGCAGACCGTAGCGGCGCTTGGCGGTGCAGCGGGTTTGGAAACGTCGCAAGTTTTTGGCGCCGAAAGCCCTCTGATTCAGACAAGCGCTACTCTCCTTGGCGCGATGGCACCTGGCGGCTTAAACGTCGCAGCTAAAAAATTGGGCGGTACGGGATACAACATTGTTGAACCCGTGTTGCCGCGTGGTGGCGAGCGTATCCGCGCCCGCGCCTATTTAGACGCATTTGACAACGATCCGATGCGGATGCAAGCGGCGATTGACATGCTAGAGTCGGGCATGACGCCACAGCAGGTCGCGCTGCAAACAAATAACTCTAACCTTGCCGCGTTGATTGGTACGGCTAAGTTCGCCAATACCTCCGTACGTGACATGTACGCCGCGCGCGATGCGGCCATTCAGCAGAACATGGCTAACCGCTTGGCTCGCGTTAAAGCGGATGAACAGGTGCAGCAGCGTCTGTTGGCCGAGCGCGAGACAGAGTTGGCCGGTGCTGTACCGACTACAAGCCAGCGCCGCGTAGGCCGTGAAATCGCGCAAGAGCGTGCGAACTTAATTGAGCGGCGTCAGCGTGAGGTCGTTACGCCAGCTTATCAGGCGGCGTTTGACCTAGCGCCTAATCAGTTTAGTTTGGAACCCGTTGTGCGCCGCGCGCGGGCTATCCAAGCCGATCCGTCTACCCGGCTTGACCCAGGGTTGGCGCCTAACACTGACGAAATTTTGCGTATCTACAGGTTTTCGGCACCGGCGGATACCAGAGATCCCATGAGCGGACTAGCAGGTGACCGACCGGCACCGCCGCCCGTTCCGCCGCAGGTTACGCTTGAAGGCGCGGACGCCATCATTAAGGCAATCAACATTGACGTTGGCCGCTTGATGGGCGCTAACGACCCTGCTTCGCGCATGGCGTTGCGCAACTTGCAGAGCCTGCGTGACTCGGTAGATGAGTCCATCCGCCGTGGCGTGCCTAAAAACGCCCGCGATGCGTACGCTAACGCACTTAACGTCTATCAAACGCAGATTGCACAGCCGTTCCGTGAGGGCTGGGTGGCCAAGCTTTCGCCGCGTGGTCGCGGTGGCGAGGCTTCCGTGCCGCCGACCAGCGTGGTCGGCACGGCGCTGCGCAACGAAGACAGCGCCATCCGATTCGTTGCGGCGTTCCGCGATAGCCCCGACGCGATGGAAGCCATGCGCAACGGTATCTTGGGTAACTATCGCAAAACCGTCGTCAAAGGCGGTCGCGTAGACCCCAAGGCGCACCGGCAGTTTATGGACCGTTACCGCGCGCAGCTTGGCATCTTCGACAATGCGGGCATGAATGTGCGGCCGCAGTTGGCGGAGTTTGGTAAGCGTGCGATGGGCCTTGAAGGACGCCGTGCGCTGCTAGACGATTTGGCGTCATTCACCAAGGAAGCCGAAGCTAACCTTGCTGACGTAACGCCCGACGTATCTGCCACTCGTGTTACCGGCGCGGTTGCAGAAGTCCCCGCGCTAAGGGCCGTGGTAGACGACATTAACGCCGCGTTCCGCGATCAGCGCCAGTTCAACAAGTTGGTCGCCGACGGTCAGCGGGCCGGTGCGGGCGTTAAAGGCATTGTGCAGGAAGAAGTTGCGGACATTCCGTCGTTGCTGTCGCGCCCCGCGATGTTGGCTAACTTTATCTTGACCCGCGTCAAAGGCGAGCTTGACGTTCGCACGGCAGCGCAGGTAGCCGTGGATTTGATTAACTCCAACGCCGCAGCGCGAGCGTTCAGCAACGCGCTAAATACCCGCCGCGATGTTATTGGCGAGTATTTTTTTCGGCCGGCACAAATTACGCCGGGCCGAGGTGTTCCGGCAATCGCGCCGGGCGTTGTCACTAACGTGTTTGCAGAGCCGGCGGGTGAATCCCGCAATGCACTGGCGAGGTAGTCCCTATGCTTAAAGGCGCGCTTAAGTCAAAAACTGTGTGGTTCAACGTGCTGCTAGCCATACTTGGCGGCTTGGAGCTGATGGGCGCGCATCTGACGACGTTGTTTGGCTCGCAAGTGGCGGCAGCGATCATGCTGTCGGGCGCAATTGCTAACCTGGCGCTACGCGCTGTTACCACTCAGGCTCTTTCGGAGAAGTGACGTGAACGACGGGCAAATTCTGTTTAACATTGTGGTGGGTATTGCCGGTCTGTTTGGCGGGTGGATACTTAATAACATCAGCCGCAGCATCGAACGGCTCGACAAGGACGTGCGCAACATGCCGTTGACGTACGTGACCCGTGTTGACTACCGCGCCGACATTGACGAAATCAAAGCCATGTTGATGCGAATAAACGACAAGCTGGATGCAAAGGCCGACAAGCCGTGACGCTAGGGCAGAAGCAACGCCTGTTCGCACGCCTGGTGGCCAGACTCATCGACAAGGCATACGAGCTTGGCTACGAGGTGTCGCTAGGCGACGCCTTCCGCGACCCCCGCGTACATGGCGTCATGGGCGTCCGCAAGTCCTACAGCCACCCGAGCAGCGCCCACAAGATTCGGCTGGCCATCGACCTTAATCTGTTCAAGAACGGCGAATTTTTGGAGCAGAGCGAAGATCACCGTCCGCTAGGCGAATGGTGGGAGCAGCAGCACCCGCTTGCTCGGTGGGGCGGCCGATTTAATGACGGCAACCACTACTCTTTTGAACACAATGGTGTAAAGTAGTGCCTTACTGGTTACTGAAATACGTACCACATTTAGTCTTGACAGCAGGTTTGGGCCTTCTGGCAATCTATGGGGTATACACTTTTCGGGAGCAAGGTCGTGAGGAAATTCGCCCTCAAGTGGAGCGTCTGGAAGCTGAACTACGGGCCGAGCGCGCTAATCGCATACGCGCTGAAATGGCTTCGACTGCGTACGCATCCGAACTGGCTGCTCTTGCTAGCCGCCCTGTTCGCTCTGCTCCTGTCCGGTTGTGCCGCGACCCCGGTGCAATGCGTCCCGGCTACGCCGCCCCCAGAACTGATGACCCCGCCCCCGCCGCCGGGAGCGGTGCAGGATCGGTTGGAGCAAATCTTGAACAAGGGCCAGACATCGGCCCCGACCTCCGCGAGCTAGCCGCCCAATGCGACGCGCAAAACGCGAAACTGCGGGCGTTGCAACGGTGGGCGCAGCCGAGCCCATAGCCCGCAACGACGGCATCCCGGCGCGTTTTCAGCTCGCCGGCCACACAATTCGCGTAAAGGTCATTTCGCCGTCCAAGTGGCGTCATGGCAAGAATTGTGTTGGAATGTGGCTTCCAGATAGATATGAGATTCACTTGCTAAGTACCTGTAAAGGCACACATCGTCAGCAAGTATGGGCGCATGAGGCTATTCACGCCCTTTTAGATGTTGCAGGGCTAGATGAACTATCAAGCGACGAGTCAAAAGTCGATCTGCTAGGACATCTGTTGCAACAAATGTTAACTACAATGGAGTAGGGGTTGTGCCAGATAAAAAGATTACGGATGCTCAGATACTAGAAGCGTTAAACAAAGCCAACGGCATCCGAGCTGTAGCCGCACGGGCGCTTAAAATCAACGTCCGAACGCTGCACTTTAGGCTGGATGCGCTTAAAGCGCAAAACATAGACATCCCGCAATCAACATACAGCGGGCACCCGCCGGAAGAATTGCCCAAGGACTTTGAGTTCACCCCGCTGCCGGATGACGACGTTTCTATCGAAGAACTGATTGCGCAGCGCAAGCGCAAGTTCACCCACAAACGCGAGCACGAAGAAGCTTCCAAGCTGATTCCGGTGCGCGTCAAGCTCGACGGCCCTATCGGCATCCTGCACTTCGGCGATCCGCACGTTGACGACGACGGCTGCGACATTGAGGCCATTGAGCGCCACACGGCGCTGGTCAACAAGACTAAAGGTCTATTCGCGGCCAACGTCGGCGACACGACGAATAACTGGTGCGGCCGCCTGGCGCGGCTCTATGCCGACCAAACTACGTCAGCGGCGCAGGCTTGGCGGCTTGCTGAGTGGTTCGTCAACCGCTGCAACTGGCTCTATATGATCGGCGGCAACCATGACCTGTGGTCAGGCTCGGGCGACCCGCTCAAGTGGATTGCCCGGCAGCAGAACGCGCTCTACAAGGCTAGCGAGGCCCGTATCGCGCTGCGGTTCCCGAACGGCGCCGAAGTGCGCGTCAACGCGCGGCACGACCACAGCGGCTCGTCCATCTGGAACCCGGCCCATGGGCCGATGAAGGCCGCGATTATGGGTACCCGCGACCACGTGTACATCGCCGGACACAAGCATGAGTCGGCGTATAGCGTGCTTAAAGATGCAATCCACGGCATAACTATGCACGCCGTCAAGGTCGCCAGCTACAAGGTCTACGACCGCTACGCGAAAGACCGGGGCTTCCGCGACAACGCGCTGTCGCCCTGCTGCGTGACGACAATCAACCCTGCACTGCCAGGGTCGCACCCAGACTTGGTGAAGGTCTGGTGGGAGCCCGAGGAAGGGGCGGACTACTTACGCTACCTGCGATCCCGCAGTAAGTGAGGCCATCAGCTCTGCGCGCTCACGGACGGCGCGCAGGGCGCAGTGCCGCTGGTGCAGCCGCTCCACGAACGTGATCCGCTTGGCGCCGGTCAGTTCCTCGTCAAGCAACTGCTTTACTTCGGCTTCGCTCATTGCGTTCAATTTTGCGTTCAACTCTCGCCAGTTCATTTTAACTCCCACATTGCAACATCCGACATGGCGCGTTTGTCGCGCAATGCCGACCAAATCTTCTCGTCAATCGTCTTCTCAGTCTGCAGCACGTACACCCATACGTCGTGCCGCTGGCCGCTGCGATGCAGCCGGCCGACGACCTGCTCGTATTCTTCCAACGACCAAGGCAGCGACATAAACACCATCCGGCACCCGCCGTGCTGCAGGTTCAACCCGTGCCCGGCGGACTTGGGGTGTATCAGCAACAGCTCAATATCGCCCCGGTTCCATGCGTCAATTACCCCCGGCTGGTCGATTGTCGCCGCCGTCGGGTATCGCCGCCGCAACTCAGCAAGCTCGGCCTGATAATTGTAAACAATTATCGTATTAGCGTGTTGGTTTTCTTCCAGCAGGTCATCTAGCATCTCTAGCTTGTGGTCAGAAAACCACACCGTCTTTTGCTGCACGTCGAATTTGCCCGGTCGATCCGAGGCCGTACGCGTTGTCTCGTAGACGAACCCCGAGGCCATCTGCTGCAGCTTGGACGTGACGGCGGCGGCGTTGGCGGCGATAGCCGTGACGTTGGGGAACTCCACCATAAAGTCCCGCCGCATCTTTTCGTAAGGCTCGCGGTCAAGTAGCTCGCAGCGCATCTGTACCGTGTGGAGCGGCGGCAGCTTGTCGCTGTACTCGCCAGGCTCTAGCACAAAAGTCGCGGGCTTGATCCGCGCCATAACCTGCCCTAACGCGCCAGGCGCGGGCGTCCATTCGCCAAACTCCCGGTTGAGGCAGATAAAATACTGTTGCAGGAAGGCGCCTTTGCTGCGGCCTAACAGGCTTTGGTCGATGATTTTGCATTGCCCAAACACGTCCTCTAGGCCGTTTGAGGTGAAGCTACCAGTTAGCCCCCACCGTACTTTAATCGGCTCCAGCGCCTTCAGGATGGCTTTAAACCGCGCTCCCGAGGGGTTCTTCAGCCTAGTCAGCTCGTCGAACACCACGCCGTCAAAGTCAAGCTTCTGCTTGGCTAACCACTGCAGGTTGTCATAGTTAGTGACCACCACGCGGGCGTCGGATTCTAGCGCCTTCGTTCGCCAAGCGGGCGCGCCGAGAGCCACCGCGAGCGTGAGCCCCGGTGCCCACTTAGCCGCCTCAACCGGCCAGACGTGCTGCGCCACGCGCAGGGGTGCCACGACAAGCCAACGCTTGACTACGCCAGCGCCCAAGGCATCGCGCATGGCCGTCAGGGTAAGCGCCGTCTTGCCGGCGCCTACGGGCGCCAGCACCATGGCACGGTCGTGCTCGTATAGGAAATCAGCCGCGCTCTCTTGATACGGACGCAACGAAAGCATCGACTTCCTCTGTGCGGTACAGCACCTTGTACTTCTGATTTGTCTGCGCCATCACGGACGCAAACACCTTTTGCAGCGGCGAGAGCCGGCCGTTCTCCGTTTTTAGCTCCACGAACCAAGTCGTGCCGTTAGGCAGGCACACGATCCGGTCGGCCACGCCTCGCTGGGAGGGCGAGCGGAACTTGAACGTCACGCCGCCAACACGTTCGACCGCCCAAGTCAAGTATTCCTCAATGGTCTTTTCTCGCATGAGCGAAATCTTACGGGATAAAACAATGCTTGACAAGCCGATTCGGCGGCTTTAGGCTAGCGCAAACACACTAAAGGAGAGTCCTCAATGAGCCATAGCAACATAGTCGGCGGGTCCACCGCCAAGCGCGTGATTAACTGCCCTGGCAGCGTCGCGCTCTGCCAAAAAGTCCCCCCGAAGCCGTCAAGCAAGTACGCCGATGAAGGCACGCTGCTGCACAACGTCATGGCCGAGTTGTTGGGCCAAGACAAGGAGCTGCGGTACGTGCTCGGCATGGAGTACAACGGCATTAAACTTACCGACGATCTGCTCGACGAGAAGATTCGTCCCGCCATGGATGCCATAAATGAAATCGACCCAAACGCGCAACTTGAGTTCGCAGTCGAACAAACCGTCAGCTTCGGTGATCTTTTGCCGGGTGTGTTTGGTTCTTGTGATCTTATCGGTCGGATTGGCAATCGCGCTATTGTATTGGATTGGAAATTCGGTGACGGCGTGGCCGTCGAAGTGGAAGAAAACCCTCAGCTTCTATTTTATACGGCTGCGGCGATTCGCACGCCGGCGCTGGACTGGGTATTCAAGGGCGTTAAAGAGATTGAGTGCATCATCGTCCAGCCGCCGCAGGTAAAGCGGTGGGTTACATCGTTTGACCGCGTGCGGCTGTTTGAGCGCGAGTTGGTGCATGCGGTCAAGCAGGCGGAACGCCCCGACGCGGCGCTCAAGATTGGCGAGCACTGCCGTTGGTGCGCCGCCAAGCCCATCTGCCCCCTGATGACCGGCGCGGTTGACCGTGCAGCGCAGACGCAGATTAAGGAGCTCGACGCGGCGCAGCTTGGGCAGATGCTTGAGCGGGCGCAGATGCTTGAGGATTGGATTAGCGACCTGCGCGCGCTGGCGATGCAGGTGCTGGAGTCCGGCAACCCGGTGCCAGGCTTCAAGCTCGTGCAGAAGCGCGCAACGCGCAAGTGGGCAGATGACGAGCGCGCCAAGCAGGCGTTGCTTGCGCACCTGCCTTCAGAGGACGTGATTGAGACGACTGTGGTTAGCCCGGCTCAGGCGGAGAAGAAGCTGAAGAAGCTGAAGCTCCCCCTGCCGGATGACCTCGTTGTCTCAGTCTCGACGGGCAACACGATGGCGCCGGAGAGCGATCCCCGGCCCGCCGTGCTGCAAATCGGGCAGCAGTTGACTGCGGCCCTTTCTAAAATAGTGTAAGGAGTAGAGTAATGTCGAATATCACTGCGTTCAGCAAGGCGGGTCTGCCCGCTGTCACTTCCCTGTCCACGGCTCTGCGTAACATCGAAGTGGAGGTCGGCCCGGTCGGGTCGGCTATCCTCAAGATGGATAAGACGGGCCACTGGGTCTTCGGCGCGGATCAAACCGAGGCCGAGGAAAACAGCCGGTGGGCAGTTAATCCCTTCTCGTTCGTTCACGGCTTCATCGCGTGGGGCGACGGAGAGGTGCTCGGCGAGAAGATGGTGTCGGTGTCGCAGCCGCTGCCGGAACTTGAGCCCGCGCCCCCGCAGAGCAAGAAGGGGTGGGAGACTCAGGTTGGCATGAGCTTGAAGTGCATCACGGGCGAGGACGCGGGCCTTGAGGCTCGCTACAGCACTACATCCGTGGGCGGCAAGCGTGCCGTGCAAACCTTGGCGGCGGCCATCGCAGCCCAGGTCGAGCGTGACCAGAGCAAGCCCGTGCCGGTGGTGGTTCTGAAGAAGGAACACTACCAGCACAAGTCCTACGGTCGCATCTACACGCCGGTCTTTGAAATCGTCGAGTGGGTGTCCATGGACGGCGAGGCTCCCTCGGCACCGGAGGGCGATGACACGCCTCCGCCGGCTGCTGCGGCTCGTCGGCGTCGCGTTGCGTAATGGAGCGGGGGCCGGTAACGGCCCCCGATTCTTCGATGGCAATACTTTGGCTAGACTTTGAAACCCGTAGCCGGTGCGACCTACCGGCGGCGGGTGCGTACAACTACGCCTTGGACGCGAGCACTGAGGTGCTGTGCATGTCCTACGCTTTCGACGATGGCGAGGTCGAGACGTGGTTGCCGAAGCACCCGTTTCCCGAGCGCGTGGCTAACTTCAAGGGCCAGATACGCGCGCACAACGCTGCCTTTGAGCGGCTTATCTTCTGGTATGTCCTTGACATGCCGTTCGCCTTGTCGCAGTTCTACTGCACGGCCGCTCAGGCGCGGGCCAACTGCCTGCCTGGTAGCCTTGAGGACATCGGCCGCGCCCTGTCGTCCAAGATGAAGAAGGACTACCGAGGCGCGCAGCTTATCCGGCAGTTGTCCATCCCCCGCGCTGACGGGACGTTCAACACCGACCCTGAGCTGATGGCCGAGATGGTCGCCTACTGCGAGCAGGACGTGCGCGCTATGCGCGAGATCAGCAAGGCCATGCGCGACCTGTCGGACACCGAGCTGGCCGATTACCACGTCAACGAGCGCATCAACGACGCCGGCGTCATGGTGGACGTGCCGCTCTGCGAGGCCGCCGTGCGCTACGCTGAAGTCGAGCTGCAGGATATTGAGCGGATCGTGGCTGAGGTCACGCAGGGCGCGATAACGACCGTCCGCTCGCCTAAGATGCGCGAGTGGGTGCTGGAGCGCGTCGGGCCCGAGGCCAAGCGCCTGATGACCGTCCACAAGGACGGCGAAAAGAAGTTTAGTATTGACAAGACCGTGCGAGCCAACCTGCTCGCCATGGATAACGCCGATGAGGTGCCGCCCGACGTGGCGGATGTAATCCAATGCGCCGATGACCTTTGGGCCTCGTCGGTAGCCAAGTTCAACCGGCTGAAGCAGCTAGCCGACGTGGAGGACGCTCGTGTCCGTGGAGCCTTTATATTTGCTGGTGGAAGTGCCACCGGGCGTGCTTCAAGCTACGGCGCGCAAGTCCATAACTTTACGCGTAAGTGCGTCAAACAGCCCGACGCGGTTAGACATGCCCTGGTGCGCGGTCACAGTATCGTGCCCGAGTTCGGTCGCCGCGTTACAGACGTTCTTAAAGGAATGTTGCGCCCAGCCCTTGTCCCCGCCCGAGGTAACATTTTCGTCGTGGCCGATTGGGCAGCGATAGAGGCCCGTGCGACCGCGTGGCTGTCCGCCGACCGACTCGCCGAGGACGTGTTGGACGCCTTCCGCCAAGGTGGCGACATCTACAAGCGCGAGGCCGGCGGCATCTATGGCCTAGCGCCGGAGGCGGTCAACGACGAGCAGCGCCAGATCGGCAAGGTCGCCATCCTCTCGCTTGGCTTCGCGGGCGGCGTCGGAGCGTTCAGCGCCATGGGCCGAGCCTACGGCCTGAGTATGCCCGAGGCCGAGGCGCAGCGTATTGTTGACCGATGGCGCCGGGCAAACCCTTGGGCGGTGCGTTACTGGCAGAAGCTGGAGGACGCCTACACCCGCGCCATGCGAAATGTCAACCATGAAATACGAGCGGGCCGCGTGGCGTACATGTACGACGGGCAGCATCTTTGGTATGCCCTGCCGTCAGGCCGCGTGCTATGTTATCCGTTCGCCCGTCTGGAGTCGGACGGGGTGAGTTACCTCAAAGCCGCCTGGAAGCCTGCGCAGGATGCGACCGAATGGCCGCGCGCGCGGCTGTGGAAGGGTTTGGCTTGCGAGAACATCACACAGGCGACCGCCAACGATCTGCTAAGGCATAGCCTGCGTGAGCTCGACCGTCAGGGGCTGCGTACGGTGCTGCACATCCATGACGAAATCGTCATTGAGTGCGCCGACGAAGCCGCCGAGGCGGTCGCCGAGGTGTTGAATACGGTTATGTGTACGGCGCCTGACTGGGCTGCGGGGTTTCCGCTCAAGGCCGAAGTCAAGGTCATGGCGCGGTACGGTAAGGGCTAAAAAAAGCCCGGTGGGTTAGGCCGGGCTAACGAAGACTGGAGATGTCTACGATGAGATTCGCCGACTATATTAACAATATCGCCCCCGAAGGGGAAACCATTTTGTTCGTCCGTCAGAAGCCAATCGTCCGAAAGGGCGAGCATCTGACGCATAACGACGGGACGCCGAAATACACCTGGCCGCCCGCCCTGTTCGACACTTACCAACGCCGGCCTGATGGGGCGTGGTACGCCAACACGGGCTGCTTCATCGTTGACCGCATGGCGGATGGCCTCTCGGCCTCTGCGGCCAACTGCGAGCGCGTGGCGTTCATGGTGCTGGATGACATCGGCACCAAGTCCAAGGTACCGCCGCTGGAACCGACGTGGAAGCTAGAGACGAGCCCCGGCAACTACCAGTGGGGCTACACGTTCGGCCTGGACGATCAGCCGACCAAGGGCGAGTTCTCGGCCGCCATCAAGGCCATCGCCGATGCGGGTTATACCGACCCCGGTGCAATCAACCCCGTACGTAACTTCCGCATTGAGGGTAGTGTTAACCTCAAGGAAGGCCGCAACAACTTTGCCGCCATCCTGGCCGAGTTTTACCCCGAGCGCGAGTACACGCTTGCGCAGATTTGTCAAGCGTTTAACGTCACCCCCGGCGCTGTAGACACGGCGTATATACGCGGCGTATACCTTGAGGACGACGGCCTCGACACCGTTCTGGAGTGGGTGCGCGAGCGCGGGCTGCTGCTTGACAAGGCCAACGGCGAAGGTTGGTATGGCGTTGTCTGCCCTAACCACGCCGAGCACACGACGGGCGATCCCGGCGGGCGCTACAATCCCCTTACGCGTAGCTACACCTGCTTCCACGGCCATTGTGGCGACTGGAACAGCGAGGCGTTCCTGCGGTGGGTTGAAGCCGAAGGCGGCCCCAAGACGGGCTACGGCCTGCGGGATGACCTGCTCGCAAAAAAGATGGAGTCCGCTTTGGCCAGAATCACCCCCACCGAGGAGTTCCCCAACGAGGCCGCCAAGGTCATTGAGGAGGTCGAGCGCCGCGAACTGGGGCGCATCGAACGGGCGCAATGGTATGAGCGTTTTGCTTATATCCAAGACGACGACAGCTACTTTGACATGGTGGATCGCCGCGAAATCAGCCGGCAGACGTTCAACGCCCTGTTCCGCCACATCCCCTGCCGCAGCATCCGCTCCAACCGCAACATCGAAGCCTCTGTCTGCTTCGATGAGAACCGGCAGGCCATGGGCGCTCACTCGCTCGTCGGCGTCACGTTCGCCGCCGGCGAGTCTATTCTTGTCTCGCGTAACGGCCTGGTCTACGGCAACCGTTGGCGCGACGCGCGACCGGCGGCTAGCGACGGCGACGTGGCCGTGTGGTTAGAGCACGCCGAGCGCATGATCCCCGACCCGGTTGAGCGCGAGCACGTCTTCAACGTCATGGCCTACAAGCGCCAGCACGCCAACCAGAAAATCAACCATGCCGTCTTGCACGCCGGTCGCCCTGGCAGCGGTAAGGATACGCTCTGGGCGCCGTTCCTGTGGTCTATCGGCGGCCACACCCACGTCAACGTGGCAATCGTCAAGAACGAGGAACTTAACTCGCAGTGGGGCTATGCCTTAGAGTCCGAGGTCATCGTCATCAACGAGCTGCGGCAGGCCGAGGCTAAAGACCGGCGGGCGCTTGAAAACAGCCTGAAGCCTGTCATCGCCGCGCCGCCTGAACTTCTGAGCGTGAACCGCAAGGGCTTGCACCCGTATGACGCACTTAACCGCGTGTTCGTACTGTCCTTCTCTAACGAGCGCGCCGCCATCAGTCTGCCCTCCGATGACCGGCGGTGGTTCGTTGTCTGGTCGGAGGCCGAGCGTCTGCCCGAGGCCGACGCCGCCCGTATCTGGGCATGGTATAAGTCCGGCGGGTTTGAGGCCGTGGCTGCGTGGCTCGACGCCCGTGACGTGTCGGCGTTCAACCCTGGCGCCGCGCCGCCCATGACCGAGGCCAAGTTGATTATGATTGAATCGGCCATGTCTACGGCCGAGTCGTTCTTGGTCGAGATGATTCGGCAGCGTCAGGGCGACTTTGCCCGTGGCGTCATCGGCTCGCCCTTCTTCGCCCTTTGCGATCGTCTGCAAGGCCTGGCGCCTACAGGCGTCAAGGTCGTATCCCCGGCGCTCATGCACGCGCTCCGCGAGGCGGGGTGGGTGGACTGCGGCCGGCTGCACTCCCGCGAGTGGCCGACGCGCAAGCACGTTTTCTGCCACCCGCAATTCGCCAACCTTACCAAGTCGGAATTGCGGCACATGGCCGAAGATAAAGCTCCGGCGCTATCTATCGTCGGGAAATAGCCACTCAACGAGGACGGCGGCGGCGATGGTCAAGAGTAAGTAGATCACGCTGTTTTGCCTGTAGTTGATTGTATCGAATGGCGACGAATTGGCGGTCACTGGGCGGCTTATAACGCCGCCCAAGCCCCTTGCGCGCCTCCCTGCGCGCTATGTCAATCCATCGGCAGATGCGCCGAGTCCACCAGTCAGCGGTTGTCAGCTTTGGCATGGGTCACTTCGTCCCCCTTGCCCGGATTGCGTTAACGATTTCCTGCGCGTTGTTATCGCTGATGCACAGCCCGTAAACAATCGGGCAAATCGCCTCCCGCTCTGCCTCGACCGCTTTGGCTGCATACGCCTTCATCTGCGCGGCGGTGTAAACGCTGCCGAGTG